TTCGCTTTTCATGGTCACACCTCCTTTGGGTTTTAAAGAGTTACGAAAACCAGTGACGTGATAATAAGTACATTATACCGTTCTCACGCCAACATGCAAACTGCAAGTTGAATGCTTCTGTAGAAAAGAAGCCGGAGATCGGCTATTAGCTGACCTCATGGAATGAGGAGAACAGCGCTTTGGCGCTTTGATCGTTACGCCACTACGAAAGCGGAAATTGAGTATTGCGGCGTTCTTGTGTCCACGACACTACTGGCGAAATGGATACGCAGCCACGATTAGGCTTACAGGATAAGCATTTCTTGAGAGAATGATCGAAAGATCGTCCTTATTTTATTGCCATGGAGGTAGCACGCTTGGGTATTTTCAACGGCCTGTTCCATTCCCGCGACAAACCCCAAAACCGCGTAGGGAGCGTGTTCTTCTTTCTGTTTGGCGGTACGACTGCCGGAATGACGGTCAACGAGCGCACCGCCATGCAGACCACAGCGGTATACGCGTGCGTGCGCATCCTCTCGGAGGCCATCGCCGGGCTGCCGCTGCATGTGTACCGGCATCGGATGGACGGCGGGAAGGAACGCTTCCCTCAGCATCCGCTGTACTCTCTGCTCCACAACGAGCCGAATCCTGAGATGACGTCTTTCGTGTTCCGCGAAACCCTCATGAGCCATCTTTTACTTTGGGGCAACGCTTATGCCCAGATCATCCGAAACGGACGGGGGCAACCCATCGCGCTGTACCCGCTGCTCCCCAGCAAGATGGAGGTCAGTCGCTCGGCAAACGGCCAACTCCTTTATACCTACTACCGGGATACAGATGAAAGTGGACTGAAACCCAAGGGTGGATATGTCACCCTCCGCAGGGACGAAGTGCTCCATATCCCCGGCTTGGGTTTTGACGGCCTCGTTGGCTACAGTCCGATCGCCATGGCGAAGAATGCTATCGGAATGGCGCTGGCGACCGAGGAATATGGCGCGCGTTTCTTTGCCAACGGCGCCAATCCCGGCGGCGTGCTGGAGCATCCAGGGGTCATTAAGGATGTGCAACGGGTCAAGGACAGCTGGAACGCGGCGTATCAGGGAAGCGGGAATGCCCATCGCGTGGCGGTTTTGGAAGAAGGCATAAAGTTTCAGGCCATCGGCATCCCGCCAGAACAAGCCCAGTTTTTGGAAACGCGTAAGTTTCAGATCGACGAGATCGCCCGCATCTTCCGCGTGCCGCCCCATATGGTTGGCGACCTGGAAAAATCGTCCTTTTCGAATATCTAACAGCAGTCCCTCGAATTCGTCAAATACACGCTCGACCCCTGGGTGGTGCGTTGGGAACAGTCGCTCTGTCAGGCGTTACTGCTGCCCTCCGAAAAAAGCGAGCTCTTCATCCGCTTCAATCTGGACGGCTTGCTGCGCGGCGATTATGCCAGCCGCATGACCGGCTACGCAACCGGCAGGCAGAACGGATGGCTATCCGCCAACGATATCCGCGAGCTGGAGGACATGAACCGCATCCCTGCTGCCGAGGGTGGGGATTTGTTCCTCATCAACGGGAACATGACCAAACTGGCAGATGCTGGCGCTTTCGCGGGCCCAGCAAGCCCCGCAACACAACCCTCACAACGATCAAGCAAGGAGGAATCCCATGCAAAAGAAGCCTTTCTGGAACTGGGTTCGGGATGAAACCGAACAAGAATCCCGCACACTCTATTTAAGCGGCGTCATCGCGGAAGAAAGTTGGTTTTCAGATGAGGTCACGCCAGCCGCCTTCAAGGCTGATCTTACTTCCGGCAGCGGGCCGATCATGGTCTGGATCAACAGTCCGGGCGGCGACTGCGTTGCGGCGGCTCAGATCTACAACATGCTCATGGACTATCCCCATGACGTGACCGTGAAGATCGACGGTATCGCCGCCAGCGCGGCTTCGGTGATCGCCATGGCGGGCACGCGCGTGCTCATGTCTCCGACCTCGCTTCTCATGATCCATAACCCCCTCACGGTGGCCATGGGTGACAGCGAGGAGATGCGCAAGGCGATTCAACTGCTGGATGAGGTAAAAGAGTCCATCGTGAACGCCTATGAGATCAAGACAGGTCTGTCCCGCACAAAGCTCTCCAATCTCATGGATGCGGAAACCTGGATGAACGCCAACAAGGTGCTGGAACTGGGTTTCTGTGATGAGATCATGTTCCAGCCTGCTTCACACACGGAACCTGCGGAGAACAGCTTCGTATTCTCTCGCAGGGCGGTCACCAACAGCCTGCTGGATAAGCTCCGCGCCAAGGTTCTCAAACCCCCCCCGCCACACCAGAACAGCCCAGGACAAAAGCGTCAGACCTCGATATGAGGCTGGCGCTTTTGCAGCATTAAGGAGACAGGCTTCACCTGTTTTCTACGGCAACAGGCCTATGATTGGAGGAAGAATCATGAATCAAATCCTTACCCTGCGCGAAAAACGCGCTAAGGCGTGGGACGCCGCCAAGGCGTTTCTGGATACCAAGCGCGGCACCGACGGTCTGCTCTCCGCAGATGATGTCGCCACCTATGAGAAAATGGAAGCCGACGTGGTCAGCCTCGGCAAGGAAATCGACCGGCTGGAACGCCAGTCGGCTATTGACGCGGAGCTGTCCCGCGCGACGGCGCAGCCCATCGCGAACAATCCAGCCAAGCCTTCGGAGGAAAAGACCGGCCGCGCGTCCGCCGAGTATCGGCGCGCGTTCTGGAACGCGATGCGCACGCCAAAACCCAAGTTCGAGGTGCTGGACGCACTGCAGATCGGCACGGATTCCGAAGGCGGATATCTCGTGCCTGACGAGTTTGAAAAGCAGCTCATCCAGGGCTTGGAGGAGCAGAACCTTTTCCGTACCTTAGCCAGCGTGGTCAATACCGGCTCCGGCGACCGGAAGATCCCGGTGGTCGCGACCAAGGGCACGGCTGCCTGGAGCGAGGAGGAAGCCGCCTTCCCCGAGAGCGACGATTCCTTCGCGCAGGTGACGATCGGCGCGCACAAACTGGCCACGATGCTTAAGGTGAGCGAGGAACTGCACAACGACTCTGTGTTTGGTGTGGAGAGCTATATCTCCTCCGAGTTTGCCCGCCGCATCGGCGCCAAGGAAGAGGAAGCGTTCTTCACCGGCGACGGCATTGGCAAGCCCGTCGGTGTGCTCGCCGAAACCGGCGGTGCGCAGCTGGGCGTAAGGGCGGCATCCGCCACCGCGCTCACCACCGACGAGATCATGGATCTGTTCTACGCCCTTAAATCTCCCTACCGCAAGAAGGCGGTTTTCCTCATGAACGACCTGACCGTCAAGGCGCTTCGCAAGCTCAAGGACGCGAGCGGCCAATATCTCTGGCAACCCTCCCTGACGGCAGGCACGCCGGATACGCTCCTCAACCGCCCTGTGTACACCTCGGGCTATGTGCCCACTATTGCCGCAGGCGCGAGGACGGTTGCCTTCGGGGATTTCAGCTACTACTGGGTCGCCGACCGTCAGGGACGCTCGTTCAAGCGTCTCAACGAGCTGTTCGTCGCGACAGGTCAGGTCGGCTTCATCGCCTCCCAGCGCGTGGACGGCAAGCTGATCCTGCCCGAAGCGGTCAAGGTGCTCCAGCAGAAGGCTTCGTAAAGGAGAGACGGCATGAGCATCGTGGATACGCTTTTGCCCAAGGTGAAAGCGAACCTCATTCTGGAGCATGGCGCGGATGACGACCTCCTCAGAAGTCTCATCCGCGCTGCTGTCGCCTACGCCGAGAGCTACCAGCATTTGCCTGTGGGTACCTATTTGGAAATGGCAGCCGAAGGCGAATCGGGTGAAACGTCCCGCTTCCCGCCCACCACCGAACAGGCTGTGATCATGCTGTCGAGCCATTTCTATGAAAGCCGGGATGGCTCGACGGCGGGTTTCTTTGCGGATAGCGTTCAAGCGGGACAGCAGGTCTGGAATACGGTCAATCTGCTGTTGCGGCTGGATCGGAACTGGAGGGTGTGACCATGAGCTTTGGCAAGATGAATACGCTGGTGGATACTGTTAGGACCGCGCCGGTAAAGGACGCGGAAGGCTTTGTCTTAAGCGGTGATACCATTCTGGCGACCGTGCGTGCTTACCGGGAAGAAAAGCATGGCAACGAAAGCTGGGCAAACCGCGCCGCCTTTCCCAACGCCAGCGCGCTTTTCCGTTTCCGCAAGAACCCTACGCTCACGATCACGACCGATATGATGCTGGTCTGTGATACGGGACGGTACCGGATTCTCAGCGTGGAGAATGTGCGCGGGCGCGGCCTGTATGTCGAGGTACTAGCTGAAAAGCTGGAACCGACGGTGAAGTAATCCTGATGGCAAAGGCGATTGTCAAAATGCCTGAAGAATTTCTCTTGAAAATCAGCCGCTTGGAAAGCAAAACAGATGATATCGTGCCAAAAGTGCTTGAAGCCGGAGGCAATGTGGTGCTTCAGAAGGTGAAAAGCAACCTGCAGGCGGTGATCGGCAGGGCTACAAAACGCCGCTCCAAGAGCACGGGCGAATTGCTCCGCTCGATCGGGCTATCCAAGGCCAGACAGGACCGTAACGGGGATTATAACGTGAAAGTCGGCTTCGCAGAACCGCGCGGCGATGGAGGTAGCAATGCCAAACTGGCTAATATCCTAGAATATGGAAAGCATGGCCAACCTGCGCGGCCTTTCCTGAAACCAGCAAAATCCGCTTCGAAAAGTGCCTGTGAAAAGGCTATGATCGACAAGTTGGAGGAGGAATTGCGGCAGATATGAGCTTACTTTCGGAATTGAATACCCTTCTGGGTGATCTCCATATTCCGGTGGAAACCGGCGTTTTCACTGGCAAAGCACCTGAAACCTATGTTGTCATTACCCCACTTACGGACACGTTTGCCTTGTATGCCGGGGACTATCCCCAGTACGAGATGCAGGAAGCGCGGTTGTCGCTGTTTTCCCAAGGCAATTACCGTCCGCTCAAGCGGCAGATCGAGAAAGCGCTTCTGGCAGCAGGTATCACCATAACCGACCGCCGCTATGTCGGGCACTAGGATGATTCCGGTTATCACCACTTCGCCCTCGACACGGCAAGACATTATGAACTGGAGGGATAAATATTGGCCACGATTGGCTTGGATCGAATGTTTTACGCAAAGATCACCGAAGCGTCGGACGGTGAGGAAACCTACGGCGTACCCGCGCCGCTGGCCAAAGCCATGAAAGCGGAGCTTTCCATTGAGCTAGCGGAGGCAGTACTCTATGCCGATGATGGCGCCGCCGAGGTGATCAAGGATTTCAAATCGGGCACCCTCTCGCTGGGTGTGGACGATATCGGCGTCGCCGCAGCACGCGACCTGACCGGCGCGGTGGCGGATGACAACGGCGTGCTCGTCTCCGCAAGCGAAAACGCGGGCGTGCCGGTGGCCGTTGGGTTTCGCGCGCTCAAACCGGACGGTAAGTACCGATACTTTTGGCTTTACAAGGTGAAGTTTGACATCCCCGCCACCAACCTGCAAACCAAGGGCGAATCCATCACCTTCTCCACGCCTACGATCGAGGGCACGGTGCTCCGGCGCAACAAGCTCGACGGTCTGGGCAAGCATCCTTGGAAGGCCGAAGTGACCGAAGGCGCGGCCGGTGTGGCTACCGCTACGGTCACAGGCTGGTTTGGCCAAGTCTATGAGCCGGTATACACGGTTTCCGGCGGCGAATAAGACTTTACAGGAGGAATTGAGCCATGGATACGGATCGCAGCGCCAGCATTGTGATTGGCGGCCAACCCTATGAACTGATTCTCACCACCCGCGCGACCAAAGAAATCGCCCGTAGGTACGGCGGATTGGAAAACCTCGGAGAAAAGCTCATGAAGTCGGAAAACTTTGAGCTAGCGCTGGATGAGGTCGTGTGGCTGCTCACATTGCTGGCCAATCAGGCCATTCTGGTGCGCAATCTAAAAAACAAGGAAGTGCCGGAGTCGCTGCTGACGGAAGCGGATGTCGAATTGCTCACTTCCCCGCTGGATCTGGCCGCGTACAAGGAAGCGATCACGGAAGCCATGTTCCGGGGTACCAAGCGCAATATCGAAAGCGAGGAAGAAAGCTTAAAAAACGTGGCAGTCGGGTAACGGACGAGGAGGTCTTTACCCGACTTTACTATTTTGCCACAGTACCAATGGGCATGCGCGCAGAGGATTTCTGGCTCATGCCCATCGGGCTGTTCTTCGATTTATGGTGCTGTCACAAGCAGTTTCTGGGTCTTGAGAAGCCCAAGCGCAACTGGACGATAGACGATATCATCCCGCCGGGTATCTGACAGGAGGTGACGGTATTTCTGAATTTGGTCTCAAGATTGGTGTAGAAGGCGAGCGCGAGTTCAAGCAGGCGTTATCCGATATCAACCAGAGCTTCAAGGTGCTGGGCAGAGAAATGGCACTGGCAACCAGCCAGTTTGAGAAAAACGACAAGTCCATTCAGGCCGTCACTTCCCGTAACGCCGTCCTCAACAAGGAAATCGAAGCCCAAAAAGAGAGGATCACCACCCTCAAAGCCGCGCTGGACAACGCGGCTTCTTCTTTTGGCGAAAATGACCGTCGCACTCAGAATTGGCAGATACAGCTTAATAAAGCGCAGGCTGAACTTAACGGCATGAAGCGCGAGTTGGAAGAATCGTCTGAGGACGCTGACGATCTGGGTAAGCAGATCGTGGGTTCAGGCGAAAACGCCGAGAAGGCTGGCGGCAAGTTTGAAAAGCTCGGCAGCATCCTAAGCGGCATCGGCAAGGCGATGGGTACCGTAGTCGCCGCTGCCGGAGCAGCCGCCATCAAGCTCGGCAAGGAAGTCGTGCAACAGTTCGGCGAGCTGGAGCAGAACCTCGGCGGCTCGGAAGCTGTGTTTGGCAAGTATGCTGACTCCATCCAACGGACAGGTGAGGAAGCCTAAAAAAACCTCGGCGTGTCCCAGAGCCAGTACCTCGCCACCGCCAATAAAATGGGCGCGCTGTTTCAGGGTTCCGGCGTCGAGCAGCAAAAAAGCCTGGAGCTAACCGAAAAGGCCATGCAGCGCGCTGCGGACATGGCTTCCGTCATGGGCATCGACATGCAGATGGCGCTTGATTCCGTCGCTGGCGCTGCCAAGGGCAACTTCACCATGATGGATAACCTTGGCGTGTCCATGAACGCCACCACGCTTGAAGCGTACGCGCTCGCCAAAGGGCTGGATTTCACCTGGGCGTCTGCCAGCAACTCAGAAAAGGCTGAACTGGCCATGCAGATGTTCTTCGAGAACACAGAGCAGTACGCAGGCATCTTCGCACGGGAATCCACGCAGACTATTTCCGGCTCGCTGGGGCTCATGAAAGCCGCGCTGGGTTCCTTCACGGCAGGCCTTGGCAACGCGAACGCCGACATGACCAATCTGACGCAGAATCTGGTGGACGCGTTTCAAGCGGTCGTGCAAAACATCGTGCCGGTGTTGGAGAACGTCGTGAGCGCGTTGCCTATCGCGACCGGCGCCATCCTTACGACCATCGGGGATCTGCTGCCGATGCTGCTCGAGACTGTCACTTCCCTGTTCACACAAGTGCTGGAAACGCTTCTGAGCATGCTGCCGGAACTGATCCCGGCAGCGGTGAGCGCGGTTATGACGATCACAGGCGCACTGATCGAAAACCTACCGCTGCTGGTCGCGGCGGCAGTGCAGCTGGTCACCGCGCTGGTGGAGGGTATCGGACTGGTGCTGCCCACGCTCATCCCTGCCGCCGTGACCGCCATCATGACCATCGTGCAGGGGTTGCTGGAACAGCTGCCGTTGCTGCTGGACGCGGCTCTGCAACTGATTCTGGGGTTTGCGCAAGGGTTGCTCAATGCCATTCCACAGCTGATCGACGCGCTGCCCGCCATCATCGACGCGCTGGTTAATTTCCTGATTCAGTCCATCCCGCAGATCATTCAGGCGGGCATCCAGCTCCTGACCGCGCTAGTGACGGCGCTGCCGACGATCATCGCGGCTATTGTCAAGGCGATTCCACAGATCATCAGCAGCATTATTAACGCGGTCATTACCGCCATCCCGCTCATCATCGACGCAGGCGTCAAGCTGCTGGTCGCCTTGATCCAGGCCTTGCCGCAGATCATCACGACCGTGGTCACGGCGGTACCCCAGATCGTGGGCGCGCTGACCGGTGCGTTTGTGGGAAACATCGACAAGATTATTCTGGCGGGTGTGCAGCTGTTTATTGCCCTGATTCAGAACCTGCCGACTATCATCATCGAGGTAGTGAAAGCCGTTCCGCAGATCGTCTCGGGGTTAGTCAGCGCGTTTACTGGTTCCATCGGGCAGTTTGCCAAGGTAGGCGCGAACCTCATCCAGGGGCTGTGGCAGGGCATCAACGACGCGGGCGCGTGGCTACGTGACAAGATTTCCGGCTTCTTTGGCGGCGTGGTGGACAGCATCAAGAACTTCTTTGGCATCCATTCGCCCTCGACGTTGTTCGCCGGGCTTGGCCGCAACATGGGCGAAGGCATTGGGGTCGGCTTCGAAGAGGCGATGGCCGGTGTAGCCAGGGATATGCAAAACGCCATCCCCACGAGCTTTGACATGAACGCAAGGGTGAACGGATATGGCTCCGGCACGGGAACTGCAGGCACCAGCATCACGCAGAACATCTCGGTGATGTCTCCCAAAGCGCTCTCGGAGAAAGAGATCGCTCGCGAGTTTAAGAACTTGTCCCGGAAATTGGCACTCGAATACTGAGGAGGTGCGGCGTTGGAACTGACTTATACGAATGCAAACGGCGAAAGTGTCATCCTTCGGCAGACCCGTCCCTTCTTCCTGACACGGGTGGACGGTGCCGGTAAAGTGCGCCAGACGGTAAATACCTTCAAAGCGCCGGATCAGGACGGCGCTTTTTTCATCTCGTCCGCCATGGACATGCGCAACATCACACTAGAGGGTTCGGTTGTTACCCCAACAATCGCAGAGACGTATGACCAACGGCGGCGCTTCCTGCGGGTGTTTACGCCTAAACTGCATGGAACGCTCATCTACCGCAACCGACAAATTGCCTGTGTAGTCGAGGAGGCGGGCTTCACCGCTTCATCCCGTGAGCGCGCGCCGAATTTCTTCATCAGCCTCCTGTGCCCTTCGCCTTTCTTTGAGGCCTTGGAGGATATATGGGAGGAATTGGCCATGTGGTCGCCACTCCTCTTCTTTCCGTTGGAAGTGCTAAGCACGGGGTTAGAATTCGGAATCCGCCAGCCCAGCCAGATCATCACGGTGGACAATATCGGCGACGTCGCCTGTGGTTGCCATATCGTCTTTCGGGCGCTTGGCAGCGTGACCAACCCGGAACTCATGAGCCTTGATACCGGGGATGTGCTTCGCCTGAACACGGTCATGGAATCTGGTGAAGAACTGCATGTGTATACGCATTTTGCTA